ACCTACACCGTCTTTGCAGTCTAGGTCGAAGCCAATTGATAATTCACAATTTGCCATATTATTAATGTTTTTATTAGCACAAAAGAGGGGTGGTTTTTATGCCACCACCTCTGTTTATGCAAGGGTTAGAATGGTAAGATTAGGCAGTGTATTGGTAGAACGCGATTTCGTTTCCGAATCCGTATTGTACACCTGCGAAGAAAGAAGCTGCGAAACGAACGTTGTCAGAAAGATCGTATTGGTACATATCCAAAACTGCAACGGTGTTCCATTGGTCAAGAAGGTTAGTACCGAACCAAAGGTTAGACTTCTGATAAAACGCCATTGTGTCGTCAGACATACCAGGACATTCGATAACGTCATACTGTCCCTGCCAGTTCATTACAACTGATTCTCCTTGATAAAGGTAGTATCCACCACCAAGACCTAAGATTGCGCTTCTGTATGCCTCAGCAACATTTGAAGAAACTGCGATAACAGGCTTCTCAGTTGCACGACGTACGCGTGTTGGAAGTGTAGCAACAAGTTTGCCCATTTCCTCGATTACGTTACCTACAACAATTGCTTCTGGAGCAGCAACGTCAAGAACAGTAGCGTCAGCCAAGAACAATGTTTCGAAACCTGCGTACTCACCAGCAGTTGCGTTAACACCCTGCCAAATCAAACGCTCGTTGTTTGCAGCCATACCCGCTAAAACGTTCGCTATAATAGCGTCAGTCAATGAAGCGTGTAGTTCGTTGTTCTGCTCTGAGCGCGCCTCCCAATCGATCAAAAACGTATTTTTGCACAATTGTCTGTGAATTTGGAATTTTTCCAAAGTCAAGATACGCTCTGTAAGTGTTACAGTTCCTGTTGGTGTGAAGTCACAAGTTGCGTTAGCAAAAGTGATGTCGTCAACAAGACGACGAACAACTTGTTTGTACTCGATGTTCTCTTTAAAAGTAACAGCGGCAAGTGATTCGTTGCTTAAGAATGCAGCGCGGATGTATCCTGCTGCTTCGCGACCTGCGTAGGTCGTAGTTAATGAAGTGGTAGTAGCCATTTTTTATTGTGTTTTTTTATTTTTTTAAGTGAAATAAGAAGCGTTCCTCTGCTGACATTTTATTGTAGCTTTTTGAAGGTGCGCTTACTTTTGATTGTTTAACCTCTTTGATTGATGTCGCAGCGGGTTGTGCGCTCAACTTCTCAACGTTTGCAGAAAGTTCGGTGTTTGCCTTCTTGATGTCGGCAAGTTCGCTTTCTAATTTTGCAACCAAAGACAAAAGACCTTCAACTTCTGCGTTGAATGTTTCTTCTTTAGCTTGTTCTTCGGCTTCTACTTCAACCTCAACTTCTGGTTCTTCAACCATTGGTTTCAATTCAACCAAAAGACCGTCAGCAACTACAACAATAACGCCTTCGGCTGTTGTGTATTCTCCGTCCGCAACAACAACCTCGTTGCCTTCTGCGTCTTTAGCGAATACACGAACACCAGCAGCCCAAGTGTCGCTGTCAGAGTAGATGCTTGTTCCGTCCTCTAAGATCGCTTCAACCATTTGTTTCACCTCAACCACTTCTTCAGCGGATAGGGAAACATTGTGTTTTGCGAAAAGAGCGTTTACTTTTTCTCGTAAGTTCATAATATGTTTAATTAAATGTTTAGTACCTAAATAGAAAAATGCGTAAATTTGTTTCGTAATTCGATTTTTCATTGATTACTTTTTGATTTTTAGGTTTGAACGGGGGAGTAGTTACCCCCGTTTTTTTTATCCTAAATTTTCAAGAATATCATTCAGTACCTTCACTTCCTGTTCGTTCAATCCGTACGTCTTAAAACCCATTTTAGCACTCTCGTTTGTAATCTTCGTGAGCGCAAGAAGAAACAAGTTCGCATCGTCGTTGAACAACTCCAACTTTAGAAACCCCCCTGCTTCGATGTTCATTTAGTCCTCTTTCAAAAGGTCGTTGATTTCGTCAAGAAGCGCAGCAAATTCCTCGTGCTTGTTCATGTACATTTCTTTTTCAACTTCAAAGTTTCCTTCGATAGAAAAACCTAACACCTCTTTGTTTTGAATCTGTTGCTTCACCTCTTCGTTGTCAACTTTCATGCAACCGAACCACGTTCCTTCTGGAAGGTCGAAACCAAAGTTTTTAGACTTGTCGTTTTCGCCTTCAATGATCCACGTCTCAACCAACGAAACACCGTCAACCACTTTCGCGTGTTCAACCGTTGCGTTGTTGGTCATGTTTTGCTTCAAGTAATTGTAAGCAATAGCACGAATGGTTTCTTTCGAATACTTAACGTAGTATTCTTCTTCGGTCTTGTCGTTGCGTCTGTAAATTAGTTGGTCGGGAATGAGTAGCGCACCATAAAGAAGCCCTCTGAAATCTTCTTTGAACTTGACGTTTTCATGCGACGCAAAGGCGACGAAATCGACCCCTATGGCAGGTTGTTCCACTACGCTAATTGCGAACACGCCCAACAATCCTTCGTCGTCGATGCCGTATTCAATAACTTTAATTTTTTTATTCATTTGTTTATTTTTTAACCGCCTAAGCGAGATTGATTTTGAATAAGTTGTTGTGCTTCTAAGTTGCTCGACACTTGCGTTCCAACGACGTATGCTTGAAGCGGTGGTTGTTGGTTGGGTTGGTTTTGCAAGAAGGCAAAGTTCGCGGGTGAAGGCGCTGTTGTTCCGCCTGCTGCTGGTGTGCTTCCGCCACCACCGCCACCGCTTGCAGCACTACCACCCCCCATAAATTTTCCTATTGTTGCACCTGCTATTGTTGCTATTCCTGCAGCTGCGCGAATCTTTGCGCCTAAACTTGCAGCGGTTGCGAGAGCAGCACCACCGTCAGGCGAAAGTTTCCACGTTGGATTGGCCCAGTATCCCGCAATTTCTCGTTGAGTGTCTACAACTATTTGTCCTATTGCTAACGCTTTTTGCAATACAAAAGCAACGTCTGCCGCCTTTTTGTTTTTAGCAAATAAAGTACCGAGCAATTCAACCGATGCGTTAGCTAAACTCCAACGCGCTTCATATAACTTTTGTTCGGCTTCTTGAATAGCTATATTGTAATCAATTTCTCTTTGCTTTGCTTCTTCTTTCGCTTTTTCGTCTGCGGCTTTTAACTTTTCATCGTTAGCAAGTTTTATTTCTAAAGCTGCATCGTCGTACTTTTTATTTATGTCAAGTTCTGCAAGACGATATTTCTCAATAATTAAAACTTTATCTTCTTCGTTACCTTCCCACGTTTGAAGTTCTTGTTCTTTTTTAAGTTCTAAATCATAAAGTTCTTTTCCTCTTTCATCTTTTTTCGCTCTAATTAAATCTTGTTCAAGTTTCAATTTATCTGCCGCAAGTTTTTGATCTTGCTTTATTTCTGCCGCTGCTTTAATGGCATTATCTTCAAGTTCCTTTTGACGTGCTTCTTCTTTTGTTTGAGCTGCGTTTTTTGAAGCTGTATTTGCCGCCTTTGTTTTTTCACGAATTGCTTTTACTTCCGTTTTAACATTTGCTAAAACTGCTGAAGTAGCTTCATTTTCTAAAAATGCAATGCGTTGAATACTTTCTTCTAAATTAACAGCAGCCGCACCTATGCCTTCTGTTCCATTATACCAGTCTGTTATATTTTGATTAGTTTCTTTAAATAAAGTTTGTTGGTTAAACTTTGCATCTGAAACAGCTTTGTTAAATTCTTCTTGTGAAAGCTTACCTTTTTTTGCGTTTAGTTCTGTTTCTAAAGATATTTTTTTTGCGTATTCCGCTTCGAGCAACGACTTTGCAGCGTTTGCTTTTGCTTCTGATTTAATGTTTGCAATTAACTTTTCTTTCGCCGAGTTTAACGCTTCGGTGTCGTTAATATCTCCGTTAAGATTTGAGAAGTACGCTGGGTACATTGTCTCTAAATCTTCCAACGCCTGACGTCTTTCTTTCTCGGTTAAATTGTTGTCTTTAACTCTATTTGTCAAGACTTCAATTTGCGTTATTTTTTCCGCTCCTTTTAAAAGTTCTTGTTGTGTTGCTTCATTTAAATCACCTGTTACTTTTGCAAGGTTTTGTTGTTCGCGTGACGTTTGACTTGCCCATTTTCCAATCTCTTTATAATTGTAAGCAATAGCCGCTAACGTTCCTGCAATCAAAAAGAATGGATTAGAAACAACGGATAAAGCAAGATTACCTAAACCCTTAACTAAACCACCAACTTCGTCTTTTACTGTCTTAAAATCAATGCGACCAACCGCAGCACCCATTCCGCTCAACGCTTGTCCTGCTCCTTTTAAGTCCAAGTCCATAAGACGCGAACCAAACAAACCCACGTTATTCGAAAGACCTTCGAAAGCATTACCCGCGTTCGCGTTAATCTCAGCACCTAAGTCGGAAATGTTATCCTTCAATTCAGCAGCACGTGCGGACGCTTTTTTAAATGCGTCGCTTGTTTGATCCATCGTGAGCAACTGATTATTCAGCGCGCGAAGTTCCGCTTTCGCAGACGTGAATCCTTTAGCCGTGTTTTCAGCAGCTACCGCCGTTTGATTAAGTACGGTTGTCGCGTTGGTGCTTACGTTAAAATCTATCGTGTTTGCCATTATGAGAGTAGTTTATAAAGTATA